ACACATGGAGTTGGTATTCAAGCACCACCTCATAGTGCAGGTCAATCATACACTTTAATACTACCACAAAATGTTGGTACTAATGGACAGGTACTTGCCACAAATGGTTCTAACACTAATCAATTAACTTGGGTTGATGCTGCTGAAACAAAACCAACAGTAGCTGATGTATCTCAAACAATTGCACCTGCTACTGCTACAACGATAAGTATTACAGGGACAGGATTTGCCTCAATACCATCTGTTACTTTTGTTAATGGTTCTACTGGAGCTATAACAAATGCTAACACAGTTTCTTTTACCAATGCTACAACATTATCAGTTAATGTAACTTTAGCTTCTGGTAACTATTTTGTTAGAGTTGAAAATCCAACTGGTCTTGCTGGTAGATCAACAAACAATATTATAACAGCTTCTACTGCTCCAAGTTTCTCAACAGCAGCAGGTTCTCTTGGAACTATTGCTGGAAACTTTAGTGGTACTGTATTTACAGTTCAAGGATCATCGGATAGTGCAATTACTTTTACAGAAACGACAAATGTTTTAACAAATAATTCACAAGCTAATTGTAGTTTATCTAATAGTGGTGTAATAACTACAAGTGATTTTGGTGGTAGTTCTACAACACCAGTTTTATATCAATTTACATTAAAAATAACTGATGCTGAGGGACAGTTTGTAACTAGAGATTTTAGTTTACAATCTAGCTTCGGTGCAACAGGTGGAGGACAATTTAACTAATGGCTAGTACATATTTAACAAGAACACCATCAAGTAGTGGAAATAGAAAAACTTGGACTTTTTCAACTTGGTTTAAAAGAAGTAAAATAGCTGCTGGACAAAAAATATTTTGTGTTCAAGGAGATAGTTCTAATTTATTTGAGTGTTATTTTAATTCAAACGACACATTAGCTTTTTATCATTACTCATCTAATGGTGGAGTAACAGATTCATTTCTTGGTACAAATCAAGTATTTAGAGATACTTCTGCTTGGTATCATTTAGTTTTAGCAGTTGATACTACTCAAGGCACAGCATCAAATAGAGTGAAAATGTATATAAATGGAGAACAAGTAACTTCTTTTAGTTCAGCAAGTTATTTTAATCAAAACTACGATACTTATATAAATTGGACTTATGAACACAGAATTGGTGCAAATTTAAGTGGTGCATTGTTTTTTAATGGCTCAATGTCTCATATCCATTTAATAGATGGTACAGCTTATACTCCATCTGCATTTGGCTCAACAGACAGCACAACTGGAGAATGGAAAATAAATACTTCTCCTAGTGTAACTTATGGAACTAATGGTTTCTTTATTTTAAAAGATGGTAATTCAGTAACAGACGCATCTACTAATTCTAATAACTTTACAGTTGGTGGTGGTACACTTACAAAAACAGAAGATTGTCCAAGTAATGTATTTTGTACTATGAATCCATTAACTACTACTCATCATACTTTTTCAAATGGAAATTTATCAATCAATGGTGCTGATAGCAAAACTTCAGTAGGTTCTTTAGGAGTTAATACTGGAAAATGGTATTGGGAAGCAAAAATAACTGGTTCATCATCTTATGGACAATATGCAGGAGCAACAACAATAGAAAATGAAAATCATTGGGATAATGCTCCTAACTCTAGTGCAGCAAATGTAAGAACTTGGGGTGGTAATGGGAATTATCACAACTATACTCAATCAGGTTCTACTGCTGATAGTGATATAATAAGCACCACAGGAACAGTTTATGGTTATGCTTTAGATTTAGATAATGGAACTATGAAATATTATGTTAATGGAACATTAACACATACTGACAGTACGATACCAAGTGATAATTCTAAAACATTTTTTCCAGTATCAGGAACAACTAACTCTGGTGGGGGTGGTTGGCAAGGAGCAGATTATAACTTCGGTAATGGCTACTTCGGAACTACTCAGATTACTAGTGCAGGAACTAACGCAAGTGGTAATGGAATATT